CTTGTAGGGTCTGAGTTGGTTCGTTTGAATTACCCCTTCAAAGGACCACCAAGGCGTATCCAACAGGTCCTTCTTAACAGCGAACAATACTCTGACTTTAATCAATTCATGGGTAATATTCGTGACCCTAAAACGGGGCGTAACCTCATGCAAACACTAGAGGCTGTAATGCGTGACCCTCAGTATCGAAGGAATGAAGAAAGTGCCTATGACGGTCAAATTCAAACCAGAGAAATACAAGTAATCAGCAAGGTCCTGTCTGCTTACAGAAAGGCAGCAAAGCTAAAAGTGTTTGAGAAATACCCTGAGTTATCTTCCGAAGTACGCAACAGGAAAGCCAACAACAGGGCGGGAACGCGCTTAATGGAAACTAATAGGTAACAAACATGCCAAATTCATATGTAGAAATAACATCCAATGGGTCTGCTAGTCAGACTCTAGCCTTCAGTTTCCCTTACCTCAACCAGACAGACATAGGTGTGACTGTAGACGGTGTAACGCAAACCCTAACTACCCATTGGAGTTTTGCAACCACACAATCCATTGTCTTTGTAAGTCACCCTGCAAACGGGGCGGTCATAAGGATTAGCCGTACAACACCTTCGGCAACTAGGGTTGTGGATTTTCAGGATGGGTCCGTTCTCTCGGAAGCCGATTTGGATAACTCTGCTGACCAGATTTTCTTTATTGCACAAGAAGCCGCAGACACAGCGGCACAGTCGATTATCCTAGATACCGATGGTAAGTGGGAAGCCCAAAGCAAACCCATTAAGAACGTAACAAACCCCACAAATGCCCAAGATGCTGTTACTAAGAATTACCTAGAAAACACTTGGTTATCTACAAGCGACAAAACGCAACTAAACAACCTAAACACCACGAACCTAAACACCGTGGCGGGTTCCGTAAGTAACGTCAATACGGTTGCTGGGGCCATAACAAACGTCAATACTGTTGCGGGTGCCGTAACTAACGTCAACACAGTCGCGGGTAAAAACACTGAGATTGGTCTTCTAGGCACTAGCGGTAATGTTTCCAACATGGATGACATAGCGGCTACAGGCGTTATCTCAAACATAGCTACAGTAGCAGGAGCGGTTAGTGATGTTACTACAGTTTCTGGGGCGGTAACAAACGTAAACACTGTAAGCGGTAACATAACCAACGTAAACTCACTGGCTAGTGCGCTAGGCACAATAACAACTTTTACTGTTACGGTTGCCTCTGTTGGTGGTACTAATAAATTTCACATAGACGGAGTAGCGGCACCAACCCTTAGCTTGTTTCGCGGTAACACATACACTTTTGATTTATCTAACAGTTCAAACGCTGGACACCCATTAATATTCAAAACAAGTGCGGGGGCCGCATATACAACAGGTGTAACTACTACAGGTACGGCGGGTTCGTCAGGTGCAAAGGTTTCACTTACTGTAGCCTCAGATGCCCCAGTAGCTTTGGTTTACGCTTGTTCTGTTCATGGAAACGGAATGGGTAATACTATTGCTGTTTCCTCAAGTAATCTATCGACAGTCGCTAGTAATATTTCCAGCGTAAACACAACGGCAACAAATATTGCCAATATAAATACGGTTGCGGGTGTCTCAAGTTCCTTGGCAGGAGCGGCGGGTAATGCTTCGGCGGCTGCGGCATCTGCAACGGCAGCGGCCAACTCTGCGGCGGCAGCGGCGGCATCATTTGACACATTCGATGACCGCTATTTAGGCAGCAAGTCCAGCGAACCAAGTGTTGACAACGATGGAAATGCGTTAGTTTCTGGTGCGCTATTTTTTGACAGCACAGCGGGTTCCATGAAAGTCTATGATGGAGCAAATTGGGTACTTGCGACAAGCGCGGGTGCTGCAAGTTTACTGGATTATGAGTTTACGGCTACCGCTGGGCAAACCACTTTTAGCGGCTCAGACAACAATTCTGCTACGCTAAGTTATACGGCTGGCAATCTAATTGTGACGCTAAACGGTATCGTCTTGGATAACGGCAGCGACTACACAGCAACCAGCGGAACGTCGATTGTGCTGGCTAGTGGCGCGGCACTTAATGACCATTTAGCAGTCGTGGCGTTCAAATCGTTTACGGTTGCTGACACTGTAGCGGCTTCAACAGGTGGCACGTTTGCTGGCGGTGTAACTGTAAGCGGCACGATAACAGCAACGTCTGCACAAGTGAACGGCAACATTGCAGTTACTGGAACAGTAGACGGGCGTGATGTTGCAGCAGACGGCACCAAGCTAGACACAAACATTCCGTCATCGCTTGGAACAGCGGGTCAAGTTCTAACGGTTAATCCTGCGGGTAATGCAGGTGCGTGGGCTGATGCTGGTGGTGCGTTTGCGGCAAGCACGGTTACAATAACTGCCAACACAACTTTGACCGCTGCACAAAACGGCAACCTTATTCGTGTGACTGCAACCAACCAAAAAATTATTTCTTTGCCAGCGGCAGCAACTGGTTTGTTTTATGTGTTTAGTAATGAAACCGCCTATCCAATGTATATTAAACCGAATGGCGCACAAACAATAAACGGTATTAACGCAAGCATTATCTTAGCGGCGGGAGCTGATGGAATTATATCATGTGGTACGGCTGGAACTAACTGGTCTAGCGTTGGCATAACTCGGAGTATGATTGTTCATAACGCAACAACTATTTATAACGAACAAACTGACAATGGTACGAGATTAACTGGAACATACACGCCTGTGCTTGGTTCATCTATGCTTATCTGTGTGGGTAGTGCTACGGCTGGTTCAGCGGGAGGCGCACAAACACAGAATTATACTAGCGGCGGTGGAGGCGGTCAGTCATACGCCGAGAAGTTTATAGCTAGTCCTGACGCAAGTTACGCATATGAAATTTGCGCGGGTGGTGCTGGTAATCCAGACTCAAGTTTTGATAAAACAACAACTGTTGCTGGCATGACTTGCACTCGCGGCCCCGACAGTGCTCAAAATTCTTGGGGTTCTGGAAATGCTGCTGGTAGGTCTGGTGGAACAGCAACTGGCGGTGATGTGAATTTCACAGGCGGGAGCGGCTCAAGTCGTGTTAGTAATAGTTATCCCGGCGGCGGTGGTGGCGCAGCGACACGGGCTGGAAATGGTGGCAATGCCAGCAACAGATTTGGCGGCGGCACTGGCGGCAATAATGCTACAAGTAGCGCGGTTGGTATAGCGGCAACTGCAAGAGACAGTAGTACACACGCTATAGCCAACAGTACATCTGAAACTTATTTGGCAGGTGTTGTCGGAACCAATAGTGGAAACGATAATCAGGGTTATGGTGCTGGGCCGAAAACTGTAGTTAATTTTGGCTCTGTTAATTTTACAATAGCAGACCATGGAAGGCTCGGTAGTGACCCTAATTACGGTTACCAAGCAGGTGGCGGTTCAAGAGGTTCAAATAGTGGTGGGTATCCCGCATTAGGAAACGGCGGTTATATAACATTTGTGGAGTTTATCTAATGATTTTAGACGCAGAACAACTAGCATCTACGCTTGATAATTTAACCGCGCATGGCCCTGCTAGGGATTACCGCAATCATCTACTTGCTTTGTCTGACAGCCACGTTTGGCCTGACCATGTGCCTGACGATTGGCGCACTTACCGACAGGCTCTTAGAGACTTGCCAGCGGCACAGGGTTTTCCTGACGTGACATGGCCCACACCGCCAGAAGGAAATTAAGATATGACTAGAGCAAGAACAGCAGCAACAAATGCCCACCTTGCAACATACGTTCACCCAACGGGCGCGGGTAATCAACACATTCCAGCGGCGGGTGCAGCGGGTCAGGCACTGCTTTATGCAAGTGCTGGAACGGCAGCTTGGGGAACTATAAGCACAGGCCCAGACCAAATAGTTAATCCAACATTCAGTAGTCCTGACAGCACGTTTACGACGAGCGGCACTTATTCCAAACCAGCTAGTGTAGCTGATGATGATTATATGTGGGTGTTTATGGTTAATGGTGGTCGTGGTGGAGACCGTAATGGTCAATACTACATCAATAATAATCTATTTTATGCAGCGGGAGGCTATGGTGGTAACCCTCTGTTATTGTACGGCAAAGCAAGTAATTTTCACAACGCTACTTATGTTATAGGAGCGGGGGGAACGGGAGGAACTTCATCCACCAATAGCGGAACAGCGGGTGGTTCTTCATCAATCACATTACATTCCTCGAAAGGTGGTTATTTTTTTGGCACCGCTGATTCTGCTTTTGTTCATTATGTTGGTGGCGGTGCGGTTGTAATTGGAGGAACTACACTCGTTGGTGGGTTTACGGGCGGCAATACTTTTTTACTACCTGCAATACATACGGGGTGGGCAACTGTTAATACTTCCGCAGATTACCATAATCAAGGCGGGTCAGGGGGATATAACTATTTACCAAGACATTCTGTCTTTGGAGGCGGCGGTGGCGGCGGCGCTTACGGTTCATCTCAGGCGAATGCAACAGCATACGGTCAAAGTTTTTTATCAGGAGATGGTGGCCCTGCAAGTACTTCAGGCGCAGGAACAGATGGTGCACTGCATGGCGGCGGCGGCGGTGCTGGTAATACAACTGGGGGTGATGGTGGTTCTGGTTCAATGAGGGTTTATTATGTCTAAGATTTGGTATCATAAAACGACAGGCGATGGCGCAGTATTTGAGGATGCAGAAGATATGTCAAACTGGCCTGATTTCCAATCTGACCCAGTGGCAGCAAGCGCAACGCAAGTACGGGCGCAGCGTGACGCACTCTTAGCGGCGTCTGACAGCATGGCACTCGCTGACAGGATTACAGACGAGTGGCGCACTTACCGACAGGCACTGCGAGACTTACCAGCAGCAGAGGGTTTCCCAAACGTAGCCTTCCCAACACCACCAAGCTAACCCAATGACCCATGTGTTTGCCCTCATGCTATACGTGGGCGGCAATCTCATAGAACCCCCCATGCACTTCCATAA